CAACGCCCTCCTCCGCGCGGAGTGCGAGGCGTGGAGGCACCGATACGAAAGCAAGTGCCCCGCCGACGCTGGAACGGCTGCGCACACGGCGTACTACACCGAAGCAGCAAAGAAACTCAAGGAAGCCCGCGCCGCCACCGACGCGGCGGGGATCTTGAAGGGAGGGGAGTCGTGAAGTACCAGTTTCATTGTCCGAGCGTCGGCTTGGAGTTGGGCACCAAGCCTTCCGACTACATCGCCGAAGCGATACGGAACAAAGGCATCCGTGAAGTTGCTCGCCTCACAGGTCTGTCTCCAACGTCCGTAAGCATGTGGTCATCTGGCAAGTTCAAACTTCCGTGGGACCGGGCCATGTCGATCATGCGTGCGGTGGACATGGAAGAGTCGATGTGGACCGCGACGATCTACGACCGCATGACGGCGGCGGAGAAGCTCGGATGGACGTTCCACCCAGAGGACGCGAAGAACCGCAAGGAGAGCGAGTGATGGAACACGGCATGAACTGCCCGCATCACGCGGACAAGGACGAAGCGTGTACGTGCGCGTTGACCGAGCGAACGATGCACGCGGCATGGCGCAAGCGAGCGGAAGAGGCGGAAACCCGCATCGCCGCCCTCCGCGCGATGGAAGGGGGTGCAACCATGAGGCGATACGACAAGTGCCGAATGGTCGGCGAGGACGGCGGCGTGATGGTTGAAACCGACAATGGCGCATGGTGCCTGTCGGTAGAGGCTGACGCCCGCATCGCCGCCCTCGAAGCGCAGGTGAAGGCGCTGACTGCGGACCGCAACGCCCAGGCGGAGGCGGTGCGGGCGCTTGGCAAGGGAGTGTACCGCCATTACCCGGAGGGGATGGGTTGGGGATACTCCGACGATGAATTGCGGAGGTATCTCCAAACAGACAACGCCATCGCCGTGAAAGCGGTGAAGGAGGCGAGCGGTGGATGATGACAACGACGGTTTTTGGGTGGTTCTATTCCTGATCGCGGTTGTTGTGCTCATCGCGTGGACAATCGGAGACTATCAGGGCCACACGCAAGGCGTGAAGGACCACGCGGCAGGCCGCTACGTGGTGGTGAAGATGCCGGACGGTACCGAGCAGGTTTGCGAAGTGAAGGAGTCCAAGTGAAGAAGTCCGACCGCCCATTCGCGCTGTGGTGCTGGTTTGTGGGGCACAGTGTCGGCACCCGCGCGTATCGCTTCCGCTGTTGTGGACGTGACCACACCGGCTTGAAATGGGAATGTCTCCGATGTGGTGCCGACCTTGATAGAGGGGATGCGATGAAATGCAAAGACCGCCCATTCGCGATCCTCGCGGCGCTGCTCGCGCTGCTGGGGATCGCGGGGTACATCTGGATGAGGAGTGGAACGTGAAGAGCATCCTTTACAAGTGCCGCATATGCGGAGCGTTGCAGATGTTCGAGGGAGAAGCGCCGCGAACCGACCTCTTCCACCGATGCAACATGCGCGACATCAACATCGGGTTTGCGACACAAGCGAAACAGGAAGTTCTCGGGCTGTGCGAGTACGTCGGGCAGATGCGAGACGCGAAGGAGGCCACCAAATGAAGAAGACCAAGCCCGCGAGGAAGACGAAGACTCCATATCTGCGTGGCAAGTTGCGGATGATCGCGTGGGACTGCTCTGATGCTACGAGTCGCATTGGTTGGGCGCACAAGAACCCCGACACGACGATCAGAATCGTACTTCCCGAGTGTTGGTGGGGCGTTGCTGCTCAGATTGTGGATCACACCACCGGACGGAGGCTGACATGATCAAGCGTAAGACCAAGCCCGCGACGGCGGGGGAGCGGATAGCGAAGTACACCCACGTCTGGCACCCGTCCGCGTTCAAGACTCCATTGCTTGATCGTGAGATTGCCCGCCGCATCGACGCCGCGATACGCCGCGCGGTGAAGAAGGAGCGGGACCGCTGCGCGCTGGTTGCGTTTGACATTGGCGATGACTTGATCGTCGCGAAGATCAATGGAGGTTACAACCCATGAACCCCAACACCATGACCTGCGATGAGTGCCGGGACGAGCTGGCGAGGAGGAAGGGCGCGCACTTCGTACTGGACCGCGAACTCGGCCCAATCGGGTGGTGCGACAAAGACGGCAATGTAATCGGCGACCACCCCTACCCCCCAACGCTCGACGGGGCGGCGGGTGCGCTGCCGGAGGGGTGGTGGATATGGGACATCGAACAACAACGCGACGGGTGGAATGTCTGCGCGATCAACAAAGATGCGGAAGGCGTCCACTTCGCCGATGCGATGTGCTGCTCCGATGGTGAAAACGAACTGACCGCCCGTTACCGACTCGCACTGTGCTGCGTGATCGCGGGGGAGGGGAAGGCATGAAGATCATGCGACTGCTCGACATCGCGAGGATCCTCAAGCGGAAGAAGGAGCTGGCGCGCGACGTCGAAACCATGAGCCGGTATCGCAGCGGCGTGTACTGGCCCGTCGTGTGGACGCGGTGGATCTGCACGGTTGCCGAGTGCGGGGGAAACGTAGAGGCTGCGGTCGACGCCTCCATAAATCCAAACGACCATAACCAGAAGTGATACCCTTGAGCGAGGCCAGAAATACGGCTTATACCTCAAGGAGTCAGGAATGGCGCAGGAACACACGATCGCGAAGACATTCGAAGGGCGCCCCGTGCGCTGCATCCTGTTGCGGGTGCTCGCTTCCGCGGGGCAGGTCTTCCAGACCGGCGAGTCGATCAAGGATCAGGTCGCGAAGCACACGAACGCGGCGCCGTTCGACGCGATCCATGTCCTCATGCAGCACTCTCCCGCCCTCGTGGAGAGGGAGATCGACGCGCAGGGCAGGCTGATGGACCGGTTCGCGCCGACCGCGATGGGTGTGCGGGTTGGCCTGGTGCTCCAGAAGTTGCACGACGAGGGCGTGAAGATCGCGACCTCGAGCCGGCAGGGAGCGGCGAAGGCGCCCGCGAAGAAGGCCCCAGCGAAGAAGAAGATCCAGAAGCGGCCCGCGGCGCCCGTGCGCGGGAAGAACTCGCCGCGCTCGAAGGCGCCTGCGGCCCACGTGCAAGACCCCGAGGACGTTGACTGATGCCGCGCTACGAACGGCCCGCGATCGGCGAGTATCTCTCGCTCACCCCGCGCGAGCGGCAAATCCTCATCGACGTCGCGGACGGGTACAGCGACGTCGAAATCGCCAAGAGGTTGTGCAGGTCGGTCGCGACCGTGCGCATGCACCTGCGGGCGCTGCGCCTCAAGCTCAAAGCGCGGAACCGGGTGATGCTGACTCGGCTTGCGGTTGATGCTCGGCTGGTGGGAGCACCACACACCGCTCCAGTTCCGACCACGGCACCGAGTCGGACTGACGCACGTGTACGGCCCATCCAGGCTCATCCCCGTCGTTGACGAAGAGCAGCACGGTCCGCCTGCGCCCGGTCGGATCCGTCGCCCACGCGACGACCGCGGGCCAAAGGAAGTCCTCTCCCTTGTGCACCCATGCCCATCCGAGCAGCTCGAAAGCGATCTCCCCGCCCCAGCGGGAAGCCCATGCTTTTCCGCTCGGGGACTTCGCGATGTACTCGGACAGGAGTCGGAGCGCGAGCAGCGACTCGAGCGCGGACTCGACCAGGTGTCGCACGCGGAAAGCCGCTTGTGTCTTGATTCTCGGCATGTGCATATGCTACACCCGGATCAGCGACGCGCCGCAAGACGGAGCGCTCGCCATGTCACTTCCCGGATCTGTGGTCTCTGCGCAAGCGACTTCCTCCCTGCGGCGTCCTTCCATGCCCATCGGCGGCGGGAAGAAGATCGTGCTCGCGACCAGCAACGGCGCCGCGGGCAACTCGTACGGCCTGTACGTGCTGACGGACGGCGTCGTGCAGCCTTCCGCGGTCGATGGGGTGTCCGAGGGTAACTGCCCCGTTGGGTGCAACACGGGCGTGTCGTTCGTGCTCAACGGTGATCCGGTCGATGGGCTCACGGTGAACGCGAAGATCCTCCTCGGGTTCGAGGTGGGCGACGGCCAGATCTCGTATCGGCCCGGGCTCGAGCTGACGATCGCGGCCGGCAACGGCGTGATCGACGCGAACCATGAGATGTTGCCCGAAGGCGTGACGGGCGAGTGTGGTTGGGCCGACACCATCACGATCAACGCGGACTACACCGGCGGCGCCGGCGCGCAGGTGATCGGCGACGGCACAAACGGTGTGGCCGAGGTGTGCTTTGACAATGCGGGCGCGGCGCGCATCCTGGTCCTCACGTCGATCATCGACGCGGACGGTGTGGCGCCGCTGACGCGGGGCTTCTGATCGCCCCGCAGAGGGCAACATGGCGCGGAACACGAAGTTCGTGAAGGGCAACAAGGCCGCGAAGGGCAAGGGACCGAAGCAGACCCCGGAGGGGAAGCCGCGGCCCGGCCGACCGCCCAACGCGGCGGTTGAGTCCATCCGCGACTACTTCCGCACGTTCAAGCGCGAGGACCTGGGCAACAAGACCATGCGGGAGGCCGCGCTCGACGCTCTCGCGCGGTTGCTCAAAGCCAACGACCCGAAGGCGATCAAAGAGGTGCTCGACCGCACCGACCCCGTGAAGCAGGAGATCGGGATGTCGGGCGGGCTCACGTTCGAGATCGTGTATCCCGACGGCGGGAAGGGCGACGACTCCGACGAGGATGATTGACCATGCGGCCTGCTCCCGTGGGCCTGCGGTGCCGTGTCGAACGCATTCGGCTGCATCGCGGCCAGAAGGTCGTGCGCAAAGACCGCACCAGGCACCGGCTCGTCATGTGCGGGCGACGGTGGGGCAAGACCGCGTTCTGCGAGGATGAAACAATCAAGGACCTGATCCGCGGGCGCCGGGTCGGGTGGTTCATCGCGTCGTTCAAGTACATCGACGACGTGTGGGACTCGATCAAGAGCAAGTTTGAAGGCGCGATCAAGTCCTGCAACGACGCGAAACACCGCCTCACGCTCCTGAACGGCGCCGTGCTCGAGATGTGGTCGTTCGAGAACTCGAAGGAAGTCGGCCGCGGCCGCAAGTACCACAAGATCATCGTCGATGAGGGTGGCATCATCGGCGGGCTCATGCGCTGGTGGCAGGCCGTGGGAGAGCCCACGCTCATGGACTTCGGCGGGCGCGCGATCTTCGTGAGCACGCCCAACGTGATCGGGCCCGACTTCTCCGACATCGCGGACCTCGCCGGCACGGAGGGATGGGAGGAGTGGAAGGTCTTTCGCGGCAGCACGTTCGACAACGATTTCATCCCCCTCGCCGAGCGAGAGAAGGCGCGCGCGCGCAGGAAGCGCATGCCGCTCTGGCTGTGGAATCAGGAGTACATGGGGATCGCGGCGGACAACGTCGCGGGCTTCTTCGGGCGCCAGATGGTCCGCGCTCACATCGCCGAGCACGCGACCGATCCCGTGCGGCGTGTTCGCCTCGACATCCCCGCGGGACACTCGCGCGACCGCATCCTCTCGCGGTGGGACCGCGACGCGATCGAGGTGCTCGAGGATCCCGACCGCGGCGAGTGGAAGCTGTGGTTCGACGGCGAACCCGACGAGCAGCACACGTTCTGCATGGGTGTCGACGTCGGAGCTGGTGTGGGCGCCTCGAACACGGTTATCAGCGTGTACAACCTCACGACCCGCCGCAAGGTCGCCGAGTACGCGGAGGCTGGTGTCGGGTCCGAGTCGGCCGCGGAAGTGGCGATGATCGCCGGCACGTGGTTCCGCAAGGCGCTGATCTGCCCCGAGGTGAACGGCGGACAGGGGCAATCGTTCGCGAAGAAGCTCATGCGGTGGGGCTACCCCGCGATCTTCTCCCAGCGTGAGAACGGCGCCCGGCGCGACTCGCGCGAGGTGCGGACCACGCTCGACGTCGGCTGGTGCTCTTCCCCCGAGCGGAAGGTCTCCATGCTCGAGGAGTACCGCGCGGCGCTCGCGGGCGAGGATTTCATCAACCCGTCGGAAATGGCGCTTCAAGAGGCGATCACGTACGACTACGACAAGTCCCGGAAGCTCGTTCCGTTCCGCCGCGACGTCGACCCGTCCGAGGAGACATCGAAGAAACCGCACGGCGATCGCGTCATCGCGGACGGTCTCGCCTGGCACGTGGCGCTGCACGTCGGGACCGGCAGGCTCGAGAAGACCGCACCGCTCCCGCCTGGTTCGGACGGCGAGCGATTCGCCAAGCGGCGGGCCGAGTTGGAGCGCGCGGCACGACGGCGCCGCGCACCGGTATAATGCTCCCGGATCAGCGACGGCCCCCCCGAGGGGCTCGCGATGGCTCGCATTCAACCCGGCAGACTCGCGACGGCCGCTCGTGTTGGGTGGGACCGCCTCGCTTGGTGGCGTGACACGTACACGTTCGCCTGCGAGCAAATGGCGGGCCCGTGGTACGACCCCAAGCACAAGATCCACCTGCACCGCGATCGCCTCGCGCACGAGCGCGCCGCGGTCAACCTGCTCCAAACCATGATGGTGACGTATCTGTCCGACCTGGTCGGTTCAGAGTTCGACGTCGCATCTGAGGCGAAGCAATCGGGCATGGGCGCCGCGGGTGAGCTGCGGGCGATGCACCTCGCCGCGGTGCTCCGCGACATCAAGTACGCGCGCACCGACATGCGTGTGGTGATGGACGCTCTGCTCGGCGGGCTCGGGATCTGGCGGATCGGAAACGCGACCGGAACCGGGCTGGTCGACGTGAACGGCGAGTTGATCGACCCAGGTAAGCGGTTCGTCAAGCGTGTGGCGCCCGGCAACCTGACGCGCGACCCGCTCTCGCGCGATCCCGAGGAAGATCAGTTCGTCGGAGACCGGTTCGAAGTCGATCGCGAGATTGCGATGGAGCTCTTCCCCGAGTCCCGCGATCTGCTCAACCAGCTCTCGCGGATGAGTCAGGACACTCAGCAAGCCGACCCAAACGCGCCCAAGCGTGTCTCGGGCTGGCTCGCCGACGCGGAAATCAGCGACGACCGCATCGAGCTGTGGCACCTGCACTATTGGGACGGCCGCACGCGCCTCGAGTGCATCATCCCCTCGCTCGAATCGAACGACCAGTTCATCATGGCGCCCCGCGAGTACGAAGGACCCGAGGAGGGCCCGTACGAGTTCCTCGGGTTCCTCGAGCGACCGGACCGCTCGACGCCCGTTTCTCCCGCGGGCTGGATGCTCGACCTGCACCTCGCGGTGGCCGAAGTCTCCTCGCGCCTGGTGGACGACGCGGTCAACACCAAGCGCATCAACGTCACGCGCAAGGGTGCGGACGAGGACGCGCTCGCGATCGAGGAAGCGCAGCACGGCGACACGCTCCAACTCAACGAACCAGAGTCGCTGAAAGAGGCGACATACGGCGGCATGGCGCCGCAGATGCTCGTCAGTCTCGACAAGCTCATGCAGTTCGCGAACGAGCAGGGCCTCGACTTCACGCAGGCCGCGGGCCGGCGCTCGCAGGGCGGAAGCGCGACCGAGGCGAGCATCGTGAGCGGCAACGCGCAGAAGATCAAACAGTTCCTCTACGAACCACTCCGGGTGTGCCGCTCGAACATCCTCAAGCGGCTCTCCTGGTACGAGGACGTGTCGACGCCCGTTCCGACCACGTACCCCACGAGCGTGACGCCCGGGCTCACGGTCGACCTGCTCTACGACGAGCAGACGCGCGAGGGCACGTGGCAGGACTACTCGTTCTCTCTGCGCGTCGTGACACCGGCGAGCCTCGACGAGAACATGCAGATGGTCCGCACGGGCGAACTCATGGACCGGATCCCGACGTGGATTCAGGCTGTGGCGGCTGTCGGCGGCAACGTGGAGGCCGCGGTCGACCTCCCCGCGCGCGTGTACGGCGCGCCCGAACTCCGCGACATCTTCCCGACCCAACAAGGCATGCTGCTCGCGCAGTATGCGGCGATGCAGGGCGGCGGTCCGAATCCTCCCATCGGCGCGCGCGGCGCTCCGGGTCAGGAGGCGATGGGTTCACCGATGCAGAACAACATGGCCCAAACGCAGAGTGACGCGGCAGGCGCGGTGCCTCCCTCGCAACCTGCTTCAACTCAGTGAGTGCAGTAATGCCAAAGAAGCCCAAGAACGACGCCCCCTCCACGCCCCCGGCGCCTGACCAGGCCGCGGAACCCGCCGCCGATCTGGAGGGCGACGCGATTCCCCAACCCACCTCCGTCGCACCGCCGGCAGAGACCGAGCCCGCGGAACGACCCGCCCCCGTTCCCGCCGCGGACCTCGACGAGTTCGAGCAGCTCAAGGCCGACGTCGCGGAACTCCGCAAGCAGGTCTTGGTGCTCGGCAGGTGCATGAGCGCGATCGTCCGTGACCCGAGCGAATCGAGCATGGACCAGGGCCTCGCGAACAAGATCCGCAACGCGCTCGCGATCGCCAACTTCTGATCCCCTCCACGGCGCGGGGATGAGAGTCCTCGCGCCGTCTTATGCCCCTATACCCCATCCAGTGTGAGTGCGGAAACCGCGAGGACGTGTACTGCCGCGTGAGCGAGCTGGACTCGAAGCACAGGCCCAAGTGTCCCAAGTGCGGGAAGCGGTGTGCCCAGGTGATCGACTCGGGCCGCGGCATTCACTCCGTCGGCAACAAGCGATTCCACGGCAAGCAGCAGCGGTCGTGGGAAGAGGGCTGGAGCAAGCGTGACGTCGCGAAGGGGCGCAAGCTCATGGGCGCCGACGGCGCGCACTGCATCAAGGACGATGGGACGGTGTGGTTCAAGGACGCGCAGGAGGCGAAGAAGTACAAGGACAAGATCAATCGCATCATCGACCGCGCGCTACCGCAGGAAGCAAAGCCCGACCCCGTGCAGATGCGTCGAACCGAGGAGCAGGAGAAGCGGAACTTCTCCGAGCGGTTCCGCTCGCGGTTCCCCAAAGGCCTGCCCACAGAATGACAAAATGTGATGCGTGGTAGATGAGCACGCCTCCGTGTTTCATTCTGCATGGACACATCACAGGGCACCGAAGTCGTTGACAACGCTCCGCCGGAAGTGCCTCAAGGCACCGAAGATGCCGCGGTTGCTGACGACGGCGTGAAGTCTGAGGCCGACGCATACGCGGCGATTCAGGCTGAACTCACGAAGATCTTCGATGCCCCGTCCGAGACCGCGGAAGAGACCGCGGCCGATGCTGGTGGCGACGAGCCCGCGGCGGACGTCGACACCGTTGCCGCGCTCGATGCGGTCTTCAACGACCTCAACGCGCCGGCCGAAGGTGCGAAGGACGAGACCAAGCCCGACGCCAAGCCCGAAGCCGCTCACGCGCAGAAGAAGGGCGAGACCGACGACGCCTACTTCAAGCGGCTCGACGCCGAGTGGGGCCCGGACATCGCCGCGATGGCGCGCGATCAAGCCGACCTGCGTCGTGAGCTCGCCGAGATGCGGGCCGCGAAGCCCGCGAACAAGGGCAAAGAGGACGCTCCGCACCCGATCCATGCGTATCTCCGCGACATCCTCCCGGAGAAGCATACGCTCGCGAGCGATGCGAACCTCGGCAAGCTCGCCTCGGTCGTGGTGAAGGCCGCAAACCCGATCTTCCACGCGCTCGCCAGGGTCGCCAAGCCGACCAGCGAAGCGGCGGTAAAGGCACTCGAGAACGAGGCCATTCGCTCCGTCGTGCTGCGCATCGACCCGAAGATCGAGTTCCGCACGCCAGGCGCGAAGCCGGCCGCGCGCAAGCAGGCACCCGTCAGCATCCCTCCCAGCGGCCGAAGCGCTGGTTCAGCACCGTCCGCTCAAAGGCCCGCACTCACGAGCGATGAGCAGGGACAACGGGCTGTTGCAGCGGCGCTGAACGGTCTTGGCTGATTCCTCCTCGTGAGAGCATTCAGGAGTTTCTCACATGGCAGGTGGCGTAACGATTGCCAGTCTCACGGGCGTGGTGAACGCCGCGCTTGAGCACGTTGACAAGTCCCTCGGCGAGACCCAGCACTACAACCGGATGCCCGGTGTGCGTGACTTCGTCGACCGCGGCGAGTCCAAGAGCCCGACCGGCAACACGCACTCGTGGACCATCCGCGTTCGCGACGCTGTCGGTGCGACCAGCTCCATGCGTCCGTACGGAACGACCACGTACGTCAAGGACTACTACAGCGAGCGCTTCACGGTCGCGTTCCGCGACTTCGTGAACAAGGCGTTCGTGTTCGATCGGTTGGAGCTGGCGCGCAACCGCGCCGACCCCATCCGCATCTACGACAACATCAAGGAGGCCCGCTCCGCGCAGATGGCGGGCCTGAACAAGCACCTCGAGGACGCGGTGTGGGCGACTCCCCTCAACGCCGACGACGAGGACGCGGTGTACGGCATTGAGGCCTGGGCGGGTCGATCGATCACTTCGGGCGGCACGTTTGTCTCGAACCCCGAAGGTTCGTTCGACGGCGCGTACATCGCATGGGGCGACGGCACGTTCTCCGCCTCGAAGGGCGGTCGCAACGTCGCGGCGCTCGGCATGGACCGCGCGAAGAACTGGGTTGCGACCCACTCGGGCGTGATGGACGAGATCCTCCTTGAGCAGATCAGCAAGGCCGTCACCGAGACCGATTTCGACTTCGCCGACGGGCTGGAAGGCAACAAGCCCAACGCCTCGATTCCCGCGATCTATTGGGACTCGACGTTCGACGAGCAGTACAACAACTTCCTCCAGCGCGGTTCGGACGACTTTTACCGCGGCGGCACGGGCGACTACTTCCGCGGCCGCGACAAGCGCATCAACGGCGTCATCTGCAAGCGCACGCCGGCGCTCAACGGCAAGAGCCACCGCCCGATCTACGGCAATCGCGTGGCCAGCGGTTTCCAGGTAATCAAGGGCGCCGGCATGTGGATGATCGACTCGGACGCCGTCGTCCCCGGCGCTCACAACGTCATGTACAAGCCCCGCGACTTCACGTGGCAGACCCGCGTGATGGACTTCCGCACGGGCATGTTCCTCATCCACGGCGAGTAATCCGGACCCCTCGGGGGGCGCGGCAGAGGCCGCGCTCCCAAGTTTGATCGAAACACCACCCGCGGGGCGACCCGCGCATGCAGGAGCAAGTTCCATGTTCAACCAGATTCCCGGCGGCGGTCCGCAGCAGGTGCAGACCGCGTATTACACGGGCTGCACGATCCACGCGACCGCGGCCAGCCGCACTCCCGCGGCGCTCGACATCCAGAAGGGCTCTGTCCTCCAGTTCGACCCGTGGGACCACGACGGCAAGGGCCACCTTGCCGAAGACAACATCTCGGGCGACTACATCGTCGCGATCCCGACCGCCAGCGGTTCGGTCGCGACGGCGAAGCTCGGATTGTGCGTCGTGACCGACACCCCGAGCGCGGAGACCAACGAGATCCTCGCGGACAGCGGCGCCTCGCGCCCGGCGAACGCGCCGCGCGGCGGTCCGGTCTCCGTCACCACGAAGGGCAAGGTTCAGGTGCTCGTGAAGGGCAACATCACGAAGGGCGATCGCCTCGCGCTCGTGACGGCTGGTAAGCAGTACCTCGAGCCTCAGAGCGTCGGCACGGTCACGCAGGAGGCGGTCGTCGTCGGCGCCTCGACCTGCATGCCGGTGGCGAAGGCCTGCGAGACCGCCAACGTCATCGCGACGGACGGCGCCCTCATGTGGGTGAAGTTCGACGGCGACGGTGTCTGATCGAACGTTCGCGGGGGGAACCTCGCATTTTCACTTCCCCGGGCGGGCTAACGAACACTGGCCGTCGCTGATCCAAAGGCCGTGCTCTCTCGGGGTATTCCATGCGCGCCGCTCAATCAGGCCTCACGTTCTACGACTTGCAGCTCCGAGTGGGAGAGGCGAGTGGTTTCGTGGAGTACAGGCAGGACGAGGACGACAACCGCGCGATTCCGCCCACCGATCCGAACCGGATCGATCGCGTGAAGCGCGCGATCAACGACGCCGCGCGCGAGTTCTATCGCGCCGTCGACGAGACCACGCGGACCACCCATCGGTGGACCTGGCTCAAGCAGACCATCTCGATCGCGCTCTCCGCGGATGGAACAGGCCCTGACAACATCGACGGAGACTCCCGCCGATACCGACTCCCGGACAGCGTCACGACCAAGTGCAACCGCGCAGACTGGACCACGCCCGACTATCCCGGCCGCATGATCCAGATCGTGCACGACGGCATGACGCGGCGCCATTGGGCGATGTACCCGGACGCGACCGGTGCGCCGTTGTACCTCTCCGTGGTGGCGACACCCGAAGCGAAGAAGGTCGGCCAGCGAACCCCGTACGAGATGATTATCGCGCCGGCGCCGAGCGACTCTCGCACCTTCACGGTTGTGGCCGAGATGGACGTGCGCACCGACCCGCTCACGCAAGACGGCGACTACGGGCCGTGGAGCCCCGAGGACGATCTCACGGTCGTCGCGTGGGCGGTTGCGCTGCTCAAGATGGGCGATCAATCGTGGGAGCGGTACGAGGCCAAGCGGGTGGAATCCCTGCGCGCGTCGATCGCCGCCGACAAAGACCGAAAACCAGCTCTGCTTGCAAGCCGATCGTCGGGGGTTGTGCCCTCGGCGGACAATCGCGTTGAGTATCAGGGCGTCCGGATTCTGTAGGAGTTCATGACATGGCCGTTGCCAACAACACCAACCTCGAGCAGATCACTCGCCACAGCGTCCAGAACGTCGGTTTCCCCGCGACCATCCCCATTTCGCTCAACGAGTTCACCAACGGCATGGTGGCTCTCGTGGCTGTTTCCGCGGGCACCGTCGGCCTCGCCGCGGCTCTCGCGACCACGCTGATCCAGGTCATCCAGTGGGAAGCGGCAGCGACCACGACCGACCCGGCGCAGTGGTCTACCACGCTCCCCGGCGAGTTCGTAGGCCTCCGCAAGACCGCAGAGGGCGTCGTCAATCCGACGTGCAAGCTGTACCTGAAAGTGCGGCTTCGCGACGGCACCAACGCCGGCGCGGGCACCGCGGGGGCGCAGAACGACAACCTGACGCTCAACGTGGCGCCGATCTTCCAGGCGGTCGGCAAGGCTACCGCCATCGCCAGCACCGTCGCGACGGCCGCGGTCGGCGCTGCCGACTACCTCGTCGCGGACGCACTCGGCTATAAGTGGTACGAGTTCGACCTCATCGGCGGTCTCACCGAGGCGCAGATCGAAGCGAACGTGAAGGCGCTCACGACGCTGCACCTGTCCGTGTACCCGAGCGAGGCCGTCGGCACGACCTTGTATCTGGAGTGTGCAGGCGCGTTCGTCCTCATCAACAAGCACGCGACGGTCCCCGACTCCGTGCTCGAGTCCATCCCGACTGCCTAATCCTCTGCGGGCGTGAGTGGTCACGCGCGGGGCTCATATCCCCGCACCACCGGGTTCGACTCCCGGGCCCGCAATTCATGGACCCCAAGCGGTTACAACCTCCGTGGCGGGGCGTGAGCAACAACACCCCGTTCATCAACACGCCGGGCGACACCTGTCCCCCGGATGCGATGCTCAATGTGCGGCCCAGGCGGACCGGCGACGGACGCCGCATGTTCGGATCGCGCCCGGGGCTCAAGGCCACCTTCCCGAACACGCTCCCCGGCCCTGTGCTCGCGTGCGGTGTCATCAACAAGAGCACCGGGATCAGCGGGTACAACGTCACGAACGAGATCCCTGTGCCGAGCGTGCGGAACGTGGACGCGACGAAGTACGCTGCGCAGTTCTTCATCCTCGATCCCAACTTCTCGGTGCACGCGGCGATCACTGACGACCGGATCGACCCGCCGAACAGCGCACCGCCGACCGGCGCCGGCGGACCCGAGGGCTATTACGCCCAGTGGCACGCGACCGACCCGGACATCTGTTACTTCGGGACCCTGACGTACGACGACACGGAGTTCGGCACCTCGAGCGTGTTCTCGCACATCTCGCGGTACAGCCTCGCGACGCACACGGTCACGCATCAGGTTGAGTGCCTCGACGCGGATCCGGGTTGGACGGCGCCGATACCCGCGATGGGGAGCATCTACCCGAACCAGTTCCTCCAGCACGGGCCGTACCTGTTCGTGGTCGCGTTCAACTACACCTACGTGTTCCGCGCGGACAACCTGACCTACATCACGCGGCACCGCAACACCTGGGGCGTGGAGAATCAGCAGGCGAAGGTCGTCACGGTCGACGGGACGGACTACCTCCTCGTGCTCTTCACGGGCTCGGTTGCGGTCTCGGGCCCGGTCGTGGCGGACAGCTCGATCGCGCCCAAAGAGGCGTTCGGCGAGCACTTCCGCACGGGTGTGATCTGCTACGAAATCCAGTACGCGGAACCGAGCACGCAATCCGCGGTGGCGGTCGAGGCGGACGCGCTCGTCGCGGTCCCCTTCCCGCAGGGCACCGAATCCGGCGACGGCGGATACGAGAACCATCGCACGTACAGGATCGGCGAGTACAGCATCACGCGCCCGGTGGGGCGCCTCGCGTACTCGTTCGACGTCGATCCGGACTCGCTCGCGATCTTCGTGGGTTCGGCCAATCAGGGATTTGGCTATGACCCGCTGACCAACGCCGATCAGAGGCCGGAGAACAAGCCCTACATCACGATCAGCCGGCACAACATCGAACAGGCGTTCGACCTCGACGACACCGCGTACATCGAGCCCGGAACCTCGACGCGGTACGGGTGCCACGCGGCCGCGGGCGGGTTCGAACGCGACACGCAGAGCTATCGGCGCGTGTTCACCTGGGGCGCGGGCACATACCGCACGGACATTCCGCCCATCGTCAACTTCGGGCGCATCCCGAGCCTCGAGGAGTACGCGCCTTCCGCGTACGCGGTGAAGCTCTCGGCCGACTACTCGCGCGTGATCGTCGGCGGACGCCGTCCGACGCCCGGCGCGGCGAGTCCCAACCTGCATTGTCTCGACGCGCTCAGCGGTGCACCGCTGTGGACGCAGGACCTCGCGGGCCTGGTGCAGCAGCATTGCATCGAGGTGGACCCGACGACGGGCAACCTGATCGTCGCGGCGGTCCGCAACTTCGAGTGGAGCGGATCCGGTGGCGCGCTCGCGATGCTGTGGGAGATCGACATCGTTTCCGGCGCCATTCTCCGCACGTTCGATTTCACCGAAGCGGTCATGCAGAACGGTTACATCGAGACCATCCCGCACGGGGTGTACTCGCTTTCCATCAACTCCCGGGGTCAGATCGCGATCGCGGTCGCGCCCTTCATCGAGGACACCTGAGGTACGCACCATGAGCAGCACATCGACGACACTCCCCCGATTCTCTCGCCCCGTCCGCATCACCGCGGTGGTGTTGATCTGTTCGAGCATGGCCCTGTTCATGCTGCTCCTGTTGGGTGGATGCGAGGGCAAGGCGTACGACGAGGAGTTGAAGCGCGAAGTGACGGCGACGGAGGCGATCAGCCTGGCGGAGAAGCGCGAGGCGCGCGCGATCGCCGAGCGCGAGAAGGCCGACGCCGCGGCGCGCGCGGAGCGGGCGGAGATCAGCGCGAAAGCCGAGCGCGAGCGGTTGACGGCCGCGGCGGATGCGAAGGACGAGATTCGCGAGGCGCAGGCCGCGGCGCAGCGCAAGACCGAGGATGCGCGGCTCGCGCAGCAGCGGTCGGCGATCGAGTTCCGCGGGCAGACCGCCGCGCTCGAGGCCGAGTACAAGATCAAGCTTGGGCAACTGACCCAGACGTTCGACATCTCCCAGGCGGAAATGCTCGTGGCGCTCCAGCAGGCCGAGAACGGCTTTGTGCTGGCGCGCGAGAAGATCGGCGACGTGTTCGAGCGGCGCGTGTCGGCCGCGGATCGCGCGATTCTCGAGGCCGCGGCAGCGGAGAAGGAGAAGCTCGGCGCCAACGCGAGCGACGAAGAGCGGAAGTTGGCCGCAAACGAGGCGGACACGAACGAAAAACTCAAGCGCATCGAGGCGCTCAACGCGCGGTACATGGGAATCGCGAGCTTGGTGGCAAAGAACCCCGCGGTCTCTGCCGCGGCGGGCTCGGTGGGCATCAACACCAGCGACGTTCTGACCGTGCTGTTTGGCGGCACGACCGTCGTCAGCGAATGGCGCCGGCGGAAGAAAGAGAGCCAGCTCGCCGAGCGCGAGAACGCGAATCTCCGGACCTCCACGAAGGAGAAGGATGATGCGTGGCAGGAGGGGTACGACCTCGCGAAGGCCGAAGCAGCGGCCGCGCGGGAGAAGGAAAACGGCGCCTTCGACGAGGGCCAGTTGAGGAAGTTTTTGCTGCACGCTACGCCGCCCACCACTACCACCTGAGGAACTCATGCCGAACAACGCCGATCGTGGTGAAGACAACGACGTGAAGGGGCTGCTCCGCGACATTCGCGGCGAGCAATCTCGTCAGAGCACGGACATCCAGGAAATCAAGCGGTGCGTCCTGGGTGAGCCTCACGACCCGACCGGAGGCCTCGCGTTCCGGGTCGCGCAGCAGGAAGCGGACGCGAAGGCGCGCGATCAGGTTGCGGCGCGGCGGGACAACATCGTCACGGGCCTGATCGTCGCGGTTGGTGCGGCGCTCATTCTTGCGGTCGCGCCCTTGATCTTCCGCACGCTGAGTTCACTTCCGATTGGGGGATGAGATGGGCAAGATTGCGATTGGTCTCAACAAGGTCGCGGCACACATCCTCGGCGGAACCGCGCACCTGCTCGCCAACGGAGATTCGCAGAGCATCGGGTCTCACCCGCGGATGTGGGTGCAGTGGCCGCGCACCTGCCCCCTGCACTACCACTACATCGTGCTCGACCCCGCGAACACGACCGCGACCGCGATGGGCAACAACCTCGGGTTCGGCGGCACGGTCACGGACGCGGGGAATACGCGAGACAACACCTCGTACGGTGCCCTGACGACCGGGCCGAACGGGATCTTCCGGCCTGCGCGGTGCAACACGCAGACCGGGAACACGACGGACGGAAGCCTCATTGGCTCCGGATCGGGGTTCACGCTCAATCGCTGCATCCAAGCGGGCGGCGACGGCGCGACGCTCGCGAACATGGGGTGCCAGTGGCCGAGTCTCGACGACAACCTCGTCAGCGGCGTGGCGCGCCCCTGGTATCACGGAACGTACGTGAAGTGCAAGAGCATGTGGTACACGTGCACCAACCAGCTCACGACGTTCATGCAATCGTTCAACCGCGCGGGCAAGTCCGCGACGGATGTCGTGTCCGCGAATGCCGCAACCCCGCTCACGGGTGGCACAACGATCAAGGGAACGCCGTGGACGCTCACCCGTGCGGACGACGGGGACTATGACGTGCTCACCGGCGGCACCGGCATCTACAACGACCACGACATCCAGTACCGCTTGTACGCGGCGGCGGGCATCGACGAAACGGGCAAGGTGCTGATCCCGGTCGGCGCGATCGTCGCGCGGTGCGACTCGGGCGGGACGATCCCGTGGAACGAGGACGGGTCGGGCGCGTCGTTCGATCACTTCGGGATCTCCGGTTCGTACGTCAACGACTGGCTCAACAACTACGGCACGCAGACCCATTGGCAGGAGTATTTCACGCAGACCGTTCTCGCCCCTGCGGCGCGGACGGTGCTCGCGATCATGCTCGGTCACAACATGCGTTCGGGCACAGACTACAGCGGTGACACCTGCCTGGATCTGTGGCGCACCGAGTACGAGTCATACATCAACATGCTCATCGCGGCCCACCAAGCCGCGTTCCCCTCGGGCGAGGTGCTCCCGCTCATCATCGTGCCGTGGAGGTCGGGCCAGCAATCTGCAATGCAGGGCCTCGCGCTCGCCCAGTCCGCACAGGCCCAGGTTGAGCGCATGTGCACCGACAACGGCTGGTCGATGTTCTCGTTCTTCGAATACTTCGATCAGCAGGCGCCGTTCCACATGCTGCACCCGACCACGATCGCGGAAGCAGAGAAGCTCTGCAACGCGCTCCGGGACACGCTCGACCGCGAAACCTCGTTCGCATACTCGCGGCGCGGTGCGGTCGCATCGCGCGGCGCTCTCCGCGGGAGGGGATAAGTGACCTGGAGCCAGAACGCAACCACCGGGGTCCTGACCAAGAGCGGCACCGCGCGCGCGACGATGCTGCTCGAGGTGGACACTCCGGCCGCGTTCGAGGCGCGATTCGAGTGCACCAACAAGGCGCACGAGGTTCGCGCGCTGGTTCGTGGATCGAAGGACACCCGCACAGGCTGGCTCGTGGGCGTGCTCGGGACGCTGCTCGAGATCCGCAGGGTTGAGATGGGCGAAATCGCGGCGTCGGAGAGTGTCGGCGCTGGTCACGGCCTCGCGGCCGCGGAGACCTACACGCTCGTCGTGCGGGTCTCAGGCGACACCATCACCGCCGAGGTGAGGAGCACGGACAACATCGTCATCGAGTGTGAACTCGTGACCGAGGACTTCCGAGGCTACACCGGAATCGGGGTTTATTCCGAGGTAGACGGCGCCACGGTCACGAGTTTCACGCTCTTCGAAATCGCACCGGTCTTCTCCGATCTGTCGGAAGTGTTCTGGTGCCTCGCCGGCGGCAACCTGTACGCGACGGTCTCGGGCGACGGACTCGGCCTCATCGCCGCGGGTGTGGCGCCGATCAGCGGCAAGCTCTCGGCGGATTCGTTCGACGGGATCCTGTACTGGGTCGGCGGCGGCATCTCGAACAAGTGGGAGCCCGTTCCCAACACCGTTGCCGCATGGTCCGCGGATGGACACCCGACGTACACCCTGCCCGGCGCGACCGAGGAGGGCACGACCACGCTCACCCTGCTCAAGCAGTTCCGCGGCAGGCTCGCGGGCTCGGGAGTGGAGGACACGCCGTTCGCGATCTACGCGCCAGCGATCGCGGAACCGAACACCTGGAACACGGGCGAGCTTGCCGAAGGGCGCGCGGTCGTGCTCGGCGTCGGCCGGAACGTCACGGTCGGCGAGCCCATCGTCGGGTTCGAAGTGCTCTCGAACAACGCGCTGCTCGTTGCGTGCACGAACAGCATGTACGTGGCGCTCGGGGACCTGGGCGATCTGGCGGCGGAGATTCCGCGCATCACCGGAAACACCGGATGCAGCGGGCCCAACGCGCTCGCCACCACGGCCGACGGGATCGTCGCGGTGCACTCACCCGAAGGCCTGTTCGTCGTGGCGGGTCAGGGCGAGCCCATCCCCATCTCGAAAGCGATCCTCAGCGAGTACATCCAGTTTCCGCGCACAGAGCGCGGGAACTACACCGTCACGCTCCTGCGCGATCCGGCGCGGTGCGGCATGCACATCTGGCTCACGAAGACGACCGGCTCGAGCCTGCACTTCTGGTACGACGAGCTCACGGGCGGGTACGAAGCGGGCCGCGGCGGTTTCTTCCCCGAGACCTACGCGGGCGACATCGAGCCCACGTGCGGCGTCGTGTGGAAGGGCCGACCCGTGATCGGGACGCGCTCCGGCCGCATCGTGGAGTTTGACGACACGGTCGCGAGCGACCTCGGCGAAGCGTTCACATCCTACTGCCCGTTCTCGTGGATGGGTCCGGGCGTGATCGACGGCGACATCATCATGCACCGCGGGGACGTCCTCCTCGGGAACGACTCCGACACGGTGAAAGTCCGCCTCTACGGCGGCGGCAACGCGGAGCAGGTGTTTCAGACGACCGCGCGGCGCCTCCTCGCGACGAGCGGCGTGGCGCCATTCGACACCAAACTCGCGTACGAACTCCGGGCGCCGGCGCTCGTGGCCGAGTTGCGGAACACGGTCGTCGATCGGAAGTGGTGGGCCGAGGGCGTCGACATCTACTACGAAATCGGCGCTCGCACGTCGTGGCGCGGCTTCAAGCCTCCCATGCCCGTGAGCCCCAACTGTCGGCCCTCCGGGATCTCCGGTGTCTCTCCGCCCCCTCCACCGGCTCCGGATGGCCCTGGTGCTGGCACGCGCCCCGAGAATCCCGGCTCTCCGCCCCCGCCTCCTCCGCCCCCTCCGCCTCCCACCGTGCTCGGGTGCACCGATCCGGCCGCGACCAACTACAACCCGCTCGCGAACTCCGACGATGGATCGTGCACCTACGCCCCGCCTCCTCCCCCTCCCCCTCCGCCACCCGTGCCACCGGGATCGCCTGAAAGTGGCGGCGGCGTCGGTGTGTACGTCCCATGACCAGACTCGCGCCCATCATTCCCTCGTGCATCTCCGACCGTCCCGCGGACGTCGCGGGGTTGGCGCGCGCCGCGGCGACATACGCGACGCGGCCCTCTCTGCGCGCGAAGTCGCAATGGAGCTCGTCTGGGCTGACGCGCACGCTCACGATTCAGGTCATCAACCAGAAGCTCCAGAACTGCGTGGGTCGGTTCTTGGTGGGGGTGGCGCTCGGGACCGACGGCGGAGCGGCAACGCCGACGTTCTCCGTGACGACGGGCGAGGCGCTCGACGAATGGACCGAGGCACAGGGCGGATTGTTCGTCACCGCGGCAGACGGGTCGCTCGTGCTCAGCGTGACGCAGACGGGGAGTTGGACCACGCTCGTTGAGCGAGTGACCAGCATCGCGCCGTTCGACGGACCGGAAGTGGCGGATTGGACTCCGAATGCGCCGGCGACACCCGCGGGCGGAGCACAGTCGGGGACATCCACCGCGGACTTTGGATCAGGCGAGTTTCAGGCGCAGGTTGTCGTGACGGGCCAAACGTGGGTTGAGGCTGGAAGCGTGATCCACGCCCAGGCGGCAGCGACCACGACCGCGGACCACGATCCGGAGGACGCGGCGCTCGAGGGGCTCACCTGCTACGTCGGGAACATCGTCGCCGGAACAGGGTTCACAATCTACGTCAACGCCCCCGCAGGCACGTTCGGGGAGTTCGACATCAACTGGTTGGGAGTGTGACGCATGGCGGTCGAAATCAGCGGAAATCCTGGCGGTGTGAAGGTGGGCGTGCAGACCGGCGGTGCTTTGCTCAACTCCGCGCGCGAGCCCTACCTCGGCGCCAACGGCGCCTACCGACTCTGCGAAGAGACCGGCCTCATCACGGGCATCGCGGCGGGATCGGTCAGCGCGGGGCATCTGTTCGCGCTCCGGTACGCTCATGCCTCCAAACTCATGCTCATCACGATGTTTCGCGCGCGATGGGTCACGGTCTCGGGGTTCACCGCGGCGCAGGAAGTCGGCATGCAGTTGTTCCGCACGACCAACTTCACCGTCGCGCACACGGGCGGAACCACCATCACGACGACGGGCGAGGAACTCCGCAAGCGGGCCACGCACGGCAACGCGAATAACATCACCGCGAACATCTCGACCACGGCCGCGCTCACCAACGGCACACACACGCTCAACACGCACAAGTTGGCGGCTGGCGGGTTTGCTGAGTTGGCGGCCGGCGCGGCGGTGCCGAAAGGCTTCTTCGAGATCAACGTGAACCCGAACTGCCCATCGTATATGTACCCCATCGTGCTCTCGAACAACACGGGTCTTATCCTTCGCAACTCAATCGCGATGGGCGCGGGCGGCACGGCGCGAGTTGCGGTCGAAGTGGAATGGCTTGAGGTCGACTCGTACTAAGGAGGGTGGAAAGGTGAGTACCGAAATCGAAACACTCGACCGCCCCGTTCCGATTCGCGAGAACTGGGACAAGTTCGACGACATCGAGAAGCTCATCAAATCCAACTGCCCCGCGGTTGAGTGTCCGGTTCATCACCTCTTCACCCCCGGGCTCTATTCGCGGGAGTTCCATGCTCCGGCAGGATCCGTCGTCACAAGCAAGATTCACAGAACCGAGCACCAGTTCGTCGTGTCCAAAGGGTGCGCGGCGGTGTGGATCGACGGGGTTGGGTGGAAAGAAATCAGGGCGCCGTATCGTGGTGTCACGATGCCGGGAACGCGCCGCGTGCTCATCATCCTCGAGGACCTGATCTGGACCACATTCCATCCGACTACTCTCGTTGACGTCGACGAGATTGAGCGGGAAATCATCGAAGAGCGGCATGAACATCTGGATGGGATCATTCAACCCGTGCTCGACGCACAGGCTGACAAAGCGCTGAAAGGGGAGTAGTCATGGCATGGGCAGCAGTTGCGGGCGGTGCGATCGCGGTAGGTGGCAGTCTTTTGAGTAGCGGCGGCGGCAGTCAGGGGCCCTCGCAGAGCCAGATGGACTACAACGCGCAGCGGACCGAGCGCACCGATCAGGGCTATCTCAACGCGGGCATGGCGCGGCAGCTTGCCGCGGTCCTCGGGCCCGCTGAGGCCAAGAAGTACCTGCAAGGCACGCTCCCGCGCGACCAGTTCGAGCGGCTCTTTGGGCGCGCCGGCGGCGCGATCGACCGCACCGCGATCCAGCGCGAGCGCGACACGCTCACCAGCCAGCTCGCTCCCTACCGCACGGGGACGGGAAACGGTTTCAAGGACCGCGAGGCATACGCGGCGGGCGTCGACACCGCACGCTCCGCGGCGCGACTCCGTGAACTCGAGGCCATGCTCTCGAGCGGTCAGGACCCCGGCGCCGTCGGCGAGCTCGACTCGGCCGCGTGGGATGCACAGGGCCCCGGCGTGCTCGGGGACTACCAGAACCTCGCGACGAGCGCGGCCGCGCAGGGACAGGAGGCGCTCGACCAGTACGGCCGCGACTCGAAGAGTCTCCTCGGCATGTACCGCGGCGTGGAGGGTCTCGCGAACCAGTACGGCCGCGGCGAGGCGCAGCGGATCAACACCGACTACGACCGCGAGTTGACCGGCGCGAACCGGCTCACGCAGGCCACCATGATCGGGCGCGGGCTCGGCGCGTCAACCACGCTCACGCAGCAGTTGGGCGCGAACACCCAGCGCAACAGCGAAGGGCGGCAGCGCGCACTCGGAGACCTGGGCAATCGCCAGATCGACCGGAAGATGGCCGCGCGCGGTGACACCGTGCGGGCCGCGGGCGCGCGCATGGCCGGCGGCACCCAACTCATGCTCGGGAACCAGGACCGCACCCTCGGCATGCAGCAGCAGGCGCTCGGGGTCAAGACGAACCTGCTCACGAGCGGCACCACGAACCCGTGGCTCGGTCGCTCGCCCGGCGCGAGCTACACCCCCGGAATCGCGCCGCAGACCCCGCGCACCGATTGGGGCAACGCGATCACGGGTGTGGGCTCGACTCTCTTGGGCTACGGCCTGCGCAACCTCGCGCAGCCCGGGCAACAGCAGCAGTACGACCCCTCGTTCATCGGACCTCGGCAGCCGTAAGGAGTTCTCTCATGGCAGGCACGCTCGGAATCTACTGGTCCTTCGGCGGCACGGCGAACGGTGTCGCGTTCGTGGGGCCGGACACGTCGATGGTCGATCCGGTCAATGTCGTGTCGATCGACGGGACCTACACCCTCTTCCGCACCGTCACGATCCCGGTCACGACCGCGGCGCACCCGTACCCCGACCCCACCGAGGTGTGGAACTGGGAGGACGGCGGCGAGGACTTCTCGCTCATGGCGTTCCAGGTGACCGGCGACACGGGCTCGGTCGCGATCTGGTGGAAGGCCGACAAGCCCACGAGCGCGACGGACTACACCCCGCTCGGCACCCATGAGGTGTGCGGCAACCGCATCATCTCGTGCAACGGGCCCGACATCTGGACCCTCCCCGACGTTTACGTGCACGATACTCTTGCCACGGCCGCGGGCGTCGACGGGGACGGGTTCCCCTCCGGCGCGACGGCGTCCGGTCGCACCCTCGGCCGGATCTACAAGGTGTGGGCGACGAACACGAGCACGGAAACCGCGGCGCAGCTCAATATCTGGATCAAGCAATGAACCACGACACTCCGGACGATTGCCCGATCGACCTCGCTCTCGCGACGGACGGGCAACTGATCCGCGAGTTGAGGTCGCGGTTCAACGGGATGCTGCTCGTGACGGAGAAGGACCACAAGACCGATCACACGATCGTGAGCACCGCGGTGTGGTATCGCGGTTCGACCACGCAGGCGCTCGGGATGGCGGAGTACGCGAAGTTCGACCTGTGCAGCGAGCTGCAACGGTCCCGCGCGAAGGAGTTCGACGATGAGTAGTTTCTCCTCAACCCTGCTCAGCGGCTTCAACTCCGGTTGGCGCGCGACAAGGAGAGGGCCGATGAGTAGTTTCTCTTCCACGCTGCTCAGCGGCTTCAACTCCGGTTGGGGCATGGCCGACGACATGCAGCGGCAGCGCGAGAACCAGCGTCGGTACGAGCTCGAAACCGCGACCGACCAGCAGCGGTACGCCCAGCAGCAGCAGCGGTACGACCAGCGCGAGGCGATCGACCAGCAGCGGTACGACAACTCTCAGGCCCAGCAGGCTTGGGAGAACGAGCAGCAGCTCAGCGTGCAGCGTGAGGCCGCGGCGCTCCGTCGTCAGATGGTGGAGGAGAAGCTCGCGCAGAAGACGCACGACCGCTCGATGTGGGCGAAGATCAACGCGCCGGATCCGAAGCCCAAGCCCGGGATCGCGACCGGCGAGGGGCAGGACAAGTACACGGCCGAGGTCGATCCGCACCCGCGCGATACCGTCACGCTCGACGACATGGCCGCGGCGTCCCCCGAGGTGCAACGCGCGTGGGTCACGGCGAAGACGAACCAGGCACAGCACCAGCAGGCCCAGCAGGAGGCCGAGGCGCTGCTCCGCATGGCCTACGTCAAGAACAACTGGAAGAGCATGTTCTTCGTCAAGGACGGAAAGAACTCGGTCGCTCTCCAGAAGGTGATCGACGCCGGCAAGATCGATGAACTCCCGAAGGACAAGATCCACATAAGCGCGACGCAAAACGAGCTCGACCCGGATTCGCTCGCCGAGTACCTCTCGAACGGAGATCCCCAGGCGTTCGCGCGGTGGAGCTCCATGCCGTTGCCCTTCTTGCAGAAGGCGGCGGAATCCACTTTCACCGCGCAGATGCTCCAGCCCGCGTACGCGAAGCCCAACGACCCAATGAGCCAAGCCACGCTCGCGGCGAACAAGGCGCCGTTTCCGAAGCAGGGCAAGGGCGCACCCGGCGCCGCGAACCCAGGTGCAACACAGATCGGCGCGGGCGGTCGCACGGCGCTCGCGGCGATGTTCGGCGCGAAGGCGCGCGAGATGTACGGCAAGGACGCGGCTTCTTCCTCGGTCTCGGAGGAGGACGCGCCGAAGTACAGGCGACTCTTGCAGGCGCAGGCCGCGGCGCTGGCGGGTCACGTGTTCTCGAACGGCGCCGTGGTCCTGAACGGCGGTGCACCGGATGAAAGCGGGTGGGTCACGATCGTGCGGCCCGACGGATCCTCACAGAGCGTCACGCCTGAGTATTTCCGCCAGATGATCGATCGAGAGGCGGAAGCACCGATCGGGCCACCTGCGTCGGAGGCCACCGACGGCGATTCTCTCCAGGGGATTGCCGATTGGGCCGCGGAGCAGGTGGGCGGCTGAACGCGGCGAAGGCGCCGAGGGCAACGCCGAGCGCAGCGGTCGCGGTCGACCACGCGCGACCGGTCGCGACCAGTGGCATGACGACCACACCGGCGACCATCATCGCGACCGAGATCCACAGCAGCACGCGGGTCGTTCTGTCCATGCGGTGAGTAGACCACAAATCTCCGGAAGTGGCAATCGGATTCGTGATATAGTCTCACATCAGCGGCGGCCGCTCCGGGAGCGACCGCGATGCCCAATCCCACATCTGGACCGAACATTGAGGCCGAACTGCGGGCGCGACTCGCGGCCCGTGGCCTTGTCGGCGCCAAGTTGGAACAGGCGATGTCCCTCGCCCGGCAGCGGCTTGCGTCGCGCGGTGCACCCGTCCCGCCGGCGAACACCGAGCGATCGGTGGGCGAATCGGTGCCGCGGACCCGGATGTACACCGAAACTGCGACCGGCACCCTCGAGGAGCAGATTCGCCAGCTCGAAGCCGAACGGTCGGCGCTCGAACCCCGCGGCGGCGAGGACGAGTACGGCGACTATCAGCGGCAACTCTCCGCGATCAACAACCGCATCGAGCGACTCCGGCAGACCAAGACTCCCGAGTTCCGCGACGTCCCTCCCGCGGGTCAGATGTTCACCCCTCCCGATCGGCCTCCCGTTGAGTCTCAGACCTGGATCGGCAGCGGCGCGCGCTCGTTCATGTCGGGGCTCAAGGACGCGGGCGACTCGAGCGTGACGACAGAACTGCTCTTCGGGCGCGGTCCGACGGGCGCGGTGGCGTCGGACGCGGCGAACCGGTTCGCGAAGGCGAACGCGGAGCGCGCGGCGCGGACGATGTCGCAGGGTTCGGCGGACTTCGGCCAGGCGGTGCAGAAGGGCGCCGGCGCGATGGGGCGCATGGCGCTCAACGATCCCGGCGCGTTCATGCAGGGCGCGATCGACCAGAACATGCAGTCGCTCGGCGGGACGGCGGGCTCGATCGTGGGCGCGCAGCTCGCGGGACCGATGGCGCCGGCGGTGATGGGCCTGGGCTCGTCGATCATGGAAGCCAACGCGGAACTCTCCGCGGCGCTCATGGACGAGGGCGTCGATGTGCTCGACGGCGGCGCGGTGTACCGCGCGATGAACACCCCGGATATTCGCGATCGAGTCCGGTCGCGCGTGCTCCGCAAGGCGAGCATCGTCGGCACGGCGGACGCGCTCACGATGGGCGTGTCGTCGCGGATCCCGGGCGGAAAGACCTTCGGCGGGAAGGTCGCGAGCCACCTCGGCGAAACGACGGTTGAAGCGCTCGGCGGCATGGGCGGCGAGGCGCTCTCGCAGGCCGGATCCGGTCAGAAGCTCGATTCGGGCAACATTCTCGCGGAAGGCATCGGCGAGGTGATCCCGGGCACGGCCCAGGTCGCGTCGATGAGCATGGCGCGCGGGATTCAGGAACTCCGCGGCAAGCCGAAGGCCCCGGTCGCGCAAGATCCAGCAGCCCAGCAGGCGCCCGCGGCGCCCGTGATTCCGGACGCGCCGGAACAGGCGCCAGAACGACCCGTGATGATGGACCCCCTCGCCGTGACGAAGCATGCCGAGGAGGACATGCTCGCGAGGTTCAAGACCGAGGCGACGGCGGAAACACCGACGGCGGAGACCGCTCCGGCCGAGGACACGCCCGCGGAAGAAACCACTCCACCCGTCGACGAGCACGACCTCATTCTCGAGCGGATGATGCAGGAGCGCGAGCAGCGGCGCGCGCAGCGATCCGCGGCGGACCAGCTCACGGCCCGTGCTCGCCTCGAAGAGAAGATGTACGAAGGGGCGATCGCCAACGTCATGGCGCAGCGTGACGCGGCACGTGCGGAACGCAGGGCGAAGGCGAACATCAAGCCCAACCCGGTTCCCCGCGGCGGCACACCCGCATCGAGCACCGACGTCGCGCGGTTCGAGCAAGAGCGAGCGCGGCGCGAGGCCGCGATCCGTGGTCAGCGCGAGAACCCGGACTTTGCGGCGCAGACGGACGCACAGGGACGGGCGCCGACCGCGGAAGAGCGCGGGTATCTGGTGTCGCACGAGGAGCGCGTGGCGCGGATCCGGGCGCAGCGGCAAGATCCCAACTTCACGGACCGACTCGGCACCGATCAGTGGCCCGCGGAGGGCACGATCAAGGGCGCGAGGAAGCAGTGGCCCGAGGTGCCCCAGCTCGGGACCGAAGTTCAGCGGACGGGCCAGACGAACGGAGCGCAGGAGCAACCCGTCGCTCAGGCGGGACGTAGTTCGCATCCCAACTCCGGAAACCCCGAGACTTCCCGCGATCGCTCGCAGCCTCTCCCGCCTCAATCATCGCGTCCAAGTGGCGGGATGCCCTCGCCCGTTGCTCCGGACTCGACATCAGCGCCTTCAACTGCTCAAGGGTCAAACCAGCAGGTTTCTGTTCCATCCCCACAGTCTACCCGCGAGCCGTGGCAGATGACGAGGGGGGAGTGGGTGGGCGGCGGAACCGTGGGGCGCATCAGATTCGGAGATGTAGACCGGGAGTTTGTTGAATCGCCGCAGTTCGACACACCGGAAGAGGCAAAGGCGTGGGCGCTATCGCGCGGGATAGTCAATCCTCAGATCCAATCTTCCGGGAAGCGCGGAGGCCCCAAGCTCTACAAGGCATCCGGATCGACTTCTGTTCACCGTGACGCGGTAGAAGCAGCCCACGCCGCAGGCAAGCCCGTCCCCCCCGAGGTCCTCGCCGAGTACGGGTTGAAGCCCAACCCTTCGGAATCTCCGAACAGTTCCAACCCTCCGGCGAAACCGGATAGTTCGACCCAGCCGCAGGGGACGACGGCGAAGGACACGCCGAAGTACGGCATCTACCCGCAGGACGTGAAGGGCCGCGGCACCATGTTCGCCGTGCGTGAGTCCGACAGCCCGAACGGGTACGGCGACACCATCCACGCGACGCAGGCAGAGGCCGAGAAGTACGCAAAGGAAATCGAGCAGCCGTTCCTCGAAACGATCCGCGGAAGAGATGGACGCCGCGTGGGAGAGAATCCAGACGCGCGGACGGGAAAACCTCAAGCAGGCCAAGATCGACTCGGAGCGGTATCGGATGGAGAAGGCGGCGCGGCGCGCGCAGAAGCCGATGTAACTGCCGACCTCGCGTCGCTCACGCGCGAGCAGCTCGCAAAGATCGCCGCGGAACGCGGGATCGACACCAAGCGCAAATCGAAGACGATGCTGTTGGCGGCGCTGGCTCCGAAGTCCCTCCCCGAGACCATCGCGGCGCACTTTGTTGCGGGTGGGTCGTTCCGCACCATCGTCGAAGCCCGCAA